ATTTGGGCTGCTGTCTTACCAACCCAAATCTTATGTCCTCCTTCTTTTAAGGCTAAAGATGCCCCAATGCATCTAACGATTGTTGGATTGTAGAGAGCCTGTTGAACTATTGGGCTAACATCCATAACGTACCCGGTAAAAGTTCCAGATGCTTTGTCATTACTCCAGTCTATCTTTACTGGTACACCTGTTTTTAATGCGTTTTGATAGAATTGATTGAAGTGCGTGTAGGACATCTCAACGACATCTTGCTTTCCAATTTCTTGATGCAGTCTCATATGATGAGGCATTGCTGTAAAGGTCGGGAAATCTGGATAACTTACCGAGAACTTGGAACCAACGCGGTCCTGGGTGCCCTTGCTACTCACTTGGAATCCTAATCTTTGTGCCAGGAGCAATGTCAACAACGTTGATAATTTCAGGATTTATGTCCATAATTTGCCACCATAAATTAGGTTTACCTAGATACCGAGTAGCCAAAACATCAAGTCTGTCTGTCTCTTTCCACTCATAGTAGAAAAAGTTAACTTGATATGAAGGCCACTCTCTGTACACGGTTAATTCAAACCCGTCTGTTTTTGGATGGTAGGTCTTAGTAAGAATTCCATCAGCATAACGACTGTCAAGAAATATCATAAGTTACCTCCAGTGCGAAAGCCCGGACGATTGCGAAAGCCCGGAAGATTGCGGCTGCCAGAAGCAGCGTTTGTTGTTGTTGCTGTTTCAGGTCCATCATTGAATCGACCAAACGTTAATTGGACGCTAGATAAGATAGGAACCATACGACTATTGAATACACTGTGAGTTACCGCAAACTGCGCTAATCGAACACGGTATCGCATACCAGCACCTAGGTGAAGTTCTACAAGACTTGGACGAAGCCAGCCACGGTCTGCTGTCTTTCCATTTAGTTTGGAGATAAAAGTTGCGTGTGGCCCATTGATGGTTCTAAAGAGATATTCAATGTCGTACATAGTTCCTTTTTTGTATATCTCTTTTAAATCGTCGGTAGAAACATACTCTGGATATGGGCTTTTTACTAAACCTCGTGTTCTAGCAACTAGTCGTCTGTCAGCATCTTCAAGGAACTGGTCGTTACCCACACCACTCTTAAACCCGTTTGCGTCAATATAAGAAAAATCACCAACTCTATTTAATAAGAGTGTCACTGTAATAGTTGCTGACATCAATCCAGCAGAAATTGCATTGAATACTTCTTGTCCACTCGCTATGTAAGATGGGTCCATCTTATCCATTACGCCCCAAGCCATAGCAACTTCTTTAGGGTTATACAAAAACTTAAAACCATACATCTGTGGGTCAAGAGGCGTATTGGCGTTTACGCCACCAAGGTTCTGCGCCAAGTTGGTTGTAAATTGACGGTCCATTTGAATAGTGCCACGACCACCAGTTGTGCCTGTCCAAGCACGCATAGCATCAGCATAGGCTCCCTGGTCAACAAAGTTTCCATCATTAGTGATTCCAACAAGGCTAGAACTTAAACCTTTATGACTTGTAAAGTATGCGCTACTAACCATCGGTGCGTTGTATTTGTAGTCTTTTGTAAAGGTTACGTTTCCACCTATTACCTCAGAACGAACACCGCCACCTCCATTGTTTCCAGCGTTTTTCTTTGCTGGAGGTGTAATTTTTTTTCCTTCAAGAATTGTTCGTTGTTCTTTAATTTTATCTTTATAGTTTTTAATTTCTCCTTCTGCTGTCTTAATTCTGGTCTTATAGCCTAAGACTTGCTTTTCAAAAGTAGCAGTTCCTTTACTACCAAATGTTGGGTCATTCTCCAAGATAGAGATGTCTGTTGAATTTAAAGGCAAACGCGTTCTGTATTCGTCGTTGTATTGACGTTTACGAACAGCAATAGTTGCTTCAAGAAAAGCAATTTCTTCTTTAGCAGGAGCAATATTTACAGTCTCCAACTGACGTATGACATCTCCATACGCTTTGATTGCTCTAGCAGCGTTCTTTTTAATGTTATCTTTTTCACGCTGATTAGTTACTTTCTTTTTAGTATCTAAAGCAGAAGCACGGTTCTTCTCGTAATCGCTCTGTGTTGACATCAGGAACTTCCCATCATAGATATCTCGGTACCGTGTTGTAGGTAGGCTGTTACTTTACGTGCAAAACGTTCTGCTTCTTCATCAGAGGCTTTTTCAATCTTAAGAGTGACATTGACCGTGTTGTTGTTTCCGCCTGTAATTCCAGCAGGTACTGATGCGGTGTAGTTAGTTGGTTCCGGTGCAACAGGGAATGCTGTTCCATAACCACCGCCTCCCCTTGCTCCTTTGTCTAAAAAGGCTTTGTACTTACCACTAGTGTAGGTAGTCCAGTGGCTCCAATCTTTTCCACCATTAGACATGTGGTAGGCAACTTGAGCATTTTTTATTGGGTCAAATAAATCTTGTTCGCTACCTAGTTTAAAAGTATCTCCACCAGCAGTTTTCCACTCTTTGTTTAGGCGTTCCGGTCCAAGGTTACCCAGCATATTGATTTGAAAAAGTCCATAAGAAAGGTCTTTACCACGAGGATTGTATGCATTAGAGCGTCCACCAGATTCAGCCTTAGCAATTCCGTAAGCAGTTGCAAGAGCAGAACCAGTAAAGCCCGCTTTCTTTAATGTATCTAACAAGTCTACGTTTGCATCTGCTGGAATACTTTCTCCAGAACCAGAAGAACTTCCTGCCATAGAAGACTGCATAGCACCAAGCACGTCATTTTGAGTTGGAAGAATACTTGTAAAATATGGATTTAAGATGTCACTACTACCGCTACCACCAAGAAGTTCTGAAGGATTTACTGGGTTATTTTTACCTTGTCGTACCTCAAAGTGCAGGTGAGCACCACTAGCGTTTCCACTATCTCCTGATTTACCAATACGTTGCCCCTTAGCAACGGTGTCTCCCACCTTCACTTGCTTCTCACTAAGGTGAGCGTAAATTGTTTGATATCCATCTGGATGGTCTATCATTACTGATGTACCGTAATCAGCGCCAAGGTTTACAGAAGATACAACTCCAGCCATTGCTGCTTGAACAGGTGTTCCCTTGGGAACGTTGTAGTCTGTTCCTGTGTGTGAGTTGTTTGTAGACGACCAAAGACCTGAAGTATCTTGAGCACCGTAGGCAGCAGTTACCCCACCAGCAACTGGTGCAGAACCAGACTTTCCTCCACCTTTACCGAAAGCAGCACCAAACCCATTAGTTCCACCACCAGCAGCACCTTTAACTCCTCTACCTAATACAAAGTTTGTAACAGTCTTAAAAATATTTGATAGTGCATTTGTTGGTTCTTTTAAATTAGTTCCTTTGACTCCGCCAACAAATCCTTGCAATTGAGCAAGTGGACCAATTACATTAGTGAGTGCTCTATTAAATGCTTCGACAGTATCAGCCGCATTCTCAAAGCCCTTAATCATTCTACCTTCTGCAGATGTCATAAGTTGTGCTTGCGATGCGTTCATACGACCAGCAGCAGTGAGCATTGTATTGGCATTACCACCAGGCGCTGTTTTTGCATCTGGATTTCTTCCAGAAGCAATATCAATCATTGATTGATAAAGCATCGTCTGTGTGGTCTCATCAAAGCCCATAGTAGAAAGGTTTGCTCCTAAAGCACCCTTCTGATAAGAACGTCTTACTTGTTCTGCAGTTGCGTTGCCACCGCCCATGGTGGTCATTAACTCTCGTGCAATTTGTCCCATAGTCTTGTCTTTACCAGTTGCAGGATTGTAAGTTGTTAATCCGTACTGATAAAGATTTGCTCCCATAGAGCCGCTCTGCATATTAGCAAGAGCAGTAGCAGCACTCTGATTCTCAATACCTAGAACGTTATAAGCACGACCAACTTCTCCTGCTGCTTGCGTAAAGTTAGCGCTTCCTGGTGTGTAACCACGGGCTGCTAAGGTGGACGCTGTGATAGAGCCACCTAGTGTGCTGGAAAATCCGCCATTCATTGCTGTAATAGTGGAGCGCTGTAACGCTGCTCTACTAATTCCAGGTGCTTTTAACGCTGCTTGATAGTAACCCAGAGAGTTCTGCATTGTTGTGCCGAGGTCTGGCACAGCACCAAGTGCTCCATTAACAATTTGAGCCCCTACAGCAAAACCTGTCTGCTTACCAGTTGGCGGCGGCAAGAATGAGAACTCACCCATACTTCCAGATAGGCTATTACCACCAGCCGTTTGTTGTGCTGCTACAGGAAAACGAGCAGTATCAGTACCAAGAGGTACTTTTGTTCCTTGCGATAAGTTAAGGGAACCACCGACGGTGTTAATTGCTGCGTTAGCACTGTTGATGCTTTTTCCAGCAACTTCACTAATCTTTGTTAACTTTTCTAGGAGCGTGTCTGCGCTCTTAGTAAGTTTGTCAACACCGCCAGTCAAGGACTGAATCTTGCCAACCATGCTCATGTGTTCAGTCCTTTCTAATGTAGTTGGCTACTTCTAGCCAATTCTTTCTTTCTCTTGGAGATAGACCTTTAATCTCTGTCAGTGTCCATCCTCTAAAGGATGTAGTTAACATCGACCATTCAGACATCAAATTTGCATACGGTATAAATTTAGAATCGAAATAAGGTACCAAAATTAATTGGAACCCTTACCTCGCTTTCGCAGTCTGGGCAGGTCACGGTAATCTCATCAAACTGCGGTCCTGAGACACGTGCATTGATTTCATCAACAATCTTACGACGGTCTGTAAGACCAAGGTTCTGTACCTGCAATTTGCTAAGGACTGGTGCGCCATCAATATTAATGACTGTATGCTCTAACATAATCGTATTGATTTCAGCAGATGTTTTATCTGCATTGTTAATCATTTCTTTTTGTGCTAAACCAGTTGGTAATTGAACAGTAAATACTTTGTTCTTACCTTCTACTGTAAACACACGGTCATTGATTGGGTCTGCTAACATTTTGGTTTTTATATCAGTATCAATATCAAGTCCAATAGTTTTAAACTCAGAACAACCGCTGCAGTAAGCACTGACTTCTGTCTCACTACCAAAAGTTGCTTTAAAGATTCCTAGAATGAGAGCGTCTCTGTCACCAGATAACAATTGGTCTAGCAGTCTTTCGTCAGCCTTCTGCTCTCCAACTCTTACAGTTCCTCGACTAAGGATTGTAAGAATTGCTTTACCTATGGTGGAAGCACGAGCAATTGCCTCTTCATCAGAACCAGTAAGTTCTCTTACTTCTGCTTCCATAACGACATCCCCAGCGGGTGTTATGTACCCGCCAGGGAGTGTCACTATGTTGTTTGAAGGAGGTGTAATCTTCACTTCTGCAGGCGCTGTCTTTTCAGTCATCGCCTCATTAATCAAATTATTTGCCAATGCGGGATTAGCCGCTGCACTAATTGTGTTCGTCATGTTAGTCCTTTGTTAGAATGCTGCTGCGTTTGTTGTTAGGTTTGGTGCCCAGTTGACATCAAAGCCTTCGTGTACAAGTGTCATTTGTTCTACGAATAGAGCGTTGTCACCAGCGTTGAGGTCAGAGTAAGCAACAGAAGTTGGCCAGCAGTTGTATACGTGGAAACGCATCGCTGTGTGGTCAGACTGTGCTGCTGTTGTATCTTCTGGTCCAGCCTTTGGAATTGGATGTGATAGAACTTCAATTTCCAAATCGCAACGATAGTTCTGGTTTGCAGAACGAGTTGTGCCATTAGAAGCAACGGTAGCGAATAGATTACGCATCCATTCATAGTTCTGCTTAGTGTTGAGGATTACACCACGCTGTAGTGTAATTGGTGTAAACGAAGTTTGACCAGGAATTTGGTGAACTGTCGTGTTGTATCCACCTTCACGGTAAGGGATAGAGTCAGTTGTAACCGCCATACCCGATACAGAAGTAAACCCAAACGTTGCTGTCTTTAGTGCTGTCAGTGTTGTGTTTGTGTTGTCTTGTGGAATAAATGTAACCAAGAAACGAAAGTTTCTGATTGGGTCGGTAACAAGTGTTGACCGATTATTGATAATTGTTGCCATTGTTTACTTTCTCCTTCGGGTTAGTTCAGCGTCTTTTGGCTGAGGTCGATGACGATGAACTCTGCTGGGTATTGGAGAGCCACACCAACTTGAATGTGTACTTCACCATTAGCGATTTGCTGAGCGGTGTTATTTTCTGCATCGCACTTTACAAAGAAAGCCTGAGCAGGTGTTGCACCACGGAGTCCGCCTTGGTTACGGTATTCGTTTAAGAACACTGTAATGCTGCTACGCAATTGAGCCCATAAACGCTCATCATTGTTTTCAAAGATTGCAAACTCTGTGAGGTTCTTAAGGTTCTTACGGATGTATATGAGAGAGCGACGCATGTTAACATACTTGTTCGCTGTTCCATCTTGCTTCAATGTACGAGCACCCATAACAGCCAAGCCAGCGCCAGGAATTTGACGGATTGGATTAACTGGTGATGTGCTTGAGTTCATTGTATCTAGTTCTGCAGATGTAAATGCTCGTTCTACAGCAACAACACCTTGGATTGTGCTTCCAATACCTGCTGGAGATTTAAATACTCCACGGCTTGTATCTGTTGCAAGATAGAGGCCAACGACAGAACCTGATGGACCAATCTTGCGAAGAGCACCTGAACCACGACCTAGTGGGTCAGCGATGAATAGGTTTGGATAATAGACAGCCGCATTGCTTGTATCTGTAAGTGAACCAGCAAATGTAACTGCGTTTGCAACTGTAAGGTCTGGGTCTGTATCAATAACAACAAAACCGTTGTTATCTTCTGCCCATGAAGTTGCTGCATCAAATACTCCAACAACACCAGATGCAAGAGCATTCACTGTTGGAAGGAAGATGACGAGTGGACGGTCTAACGCTGTGAAATCTTCAAACACTGAAGTTCCACGCGCCTTGTAGGTTGTAAAGTCTGTTGAAGCAACAGCAGTTCCATTTGAGCCACCTGATAGTGGGTATGTTGCTGCTACTGGTGTACCACCAGCACTCTGAGAGATAGTGATGTTTGGTGATACCAAATTGATAACAGTCTCTGCGTAGTCTGATGAAGTTGCGTCATTAAACACAACGTTCTCATAACGCTCAAGAAGAATGTCGTCAGCAATTTGACCAGATACACCCGCCTCTTTATAAAGAGTTAGTGTATAAGTGCTTGCTACTGAACCAGCAGAAAGAACAACACGAAGGTTGTTTCCATCGGTTCCAGCATTCTTTGATGTAACTACTGCAACAGTAGCATCGCCAGCAGTAAGAATTTCTGTTTCTGCTGCTGCTGCATTCGCTGCCAAAATACGCTTGACGTAGAGTTCACGTCCGCCGTTTGAGAAGAATGCACCAACTTGGAAAGTCGCTGGATAGGCAGCGTTGTAGCCACCAAAATTCTTGGTAAATTCATACCAAGATGAGACAAGCGTTACTGCTTCTGGGCCTTCTGCAAAAGGCGCAACAACAGCACCAGCAGCATTAGCGGTAACACCCGCTGCTAGGGGTGCTGGTAGAAGGCGTTCACTAATGTAAACACCTGGACGGCTATAAGCCATGATTTCTCCTAACTAGGTTGATGGGGGTTCCTTATGGTGTCGATATGGTGTACGTAATTGGTGTCAACTCACTTCGGCCAATGATTTGGCTTCCAGTACTAGTTGGACCTGTGACGTTGAGTTGTAACGCTTTGTACATCTTGTAGTATGTTTCTGGCGCAATCTCAGAAGAGATTCGCACAGTGAAAGCATTTACGAATAAGCGCTTTCCTTGTTCAGTAACATCTCTCTTAGAGACGTCTAGAACATCGAGGCGACGAGTAGTGCCAGTGGCATTATTCGCACCTGTATCCAATGTGCCGAAGCGCAATGGAAGTCTTGTGTATAGTAACTGACCTAAAATCTGACGGTCATGACGAGGCTGACGAGCATACGTTGTAATTTGATAATCGATGTTAACAGGGATAGGCCAGTTGATATCCCAGTCCTGTGTCTGTGAATTGTATGGAACTCCTTGTACCCCTTGTACGCCCTGCGTTGCCTGTACTCCCTGAACCATATAGGCAGGGTCATCTAAGTAGTCAGGCTTAATGCGACCACGATGAGCACGAGCAAAATCTTCTGCAACGTCAATCATATCGATGGTGATGTAAGGATATTTCTGGTCTGTAATTTCCTGGTCAGGCTGTCCAAACCAAACGCCCACATTGCGAGGAGAACCTTCTCCTGTTGCCTTCTGGTCTGTGACAGTCAGTCCTTTAAGGAGATTGCGTAGCGCTTCATCTTCATCTAATAGGAATGTCATAGCATTTTTCCTAGGTGGTTGTTAAGGCGCTTGAGGAAGAATGATTCGGCCTGCTCTGTGCGGTTGTTAGAGCGGCGGATAGCGGCATTAGGACGTGTCTCTGGAGTGCCGTATTCAACGTTCATCGCCTCTGCATGATGGTCATCATGGACGTGAGTCTCAAATCCAGAATTGCCATGTGTGACGTGGAGAGAGCGAGCAATGTGCTCTGGCCATCCGCTATTGGCTGCTTCGGAGCGAACACGAGCAGACATTAACCGAGCAGTCTCTTGACTAGAGTTCTTAATAGCGCTGTGGATTGCATGCTTCATAACATCACCGAGGTAGGCGAGAGCAGCATAAATAAATCCCCTTAAACAGCGCAAGTAGTTGGGAACTACACAGACCCGCAGCGGGTTACTGATACTGCAATGATAAAGAAAAAGCGCCCACTTGGGGCGCTTAATCCTTACTTCTTTTTAATCTTTTTGGCTAACGCCTTATCCATCTTTTCGTCCATTGCACGAGATGGCTTCTTCTTGTCCATAGCCTTATCAGCCTTAACAAATTTCTTCTTCTGTGCCGCTGTCATACCTTTCATGACCTTAGCATCTTGTTCCTTGTCGGACATCTTTGCCATTACTTTGCCTTCTTACGTAGGGCCTTAAAATCTGCGCCATCAATCTTGTTCTTATCTCCAGCAACGGCAGCAATCTTCTTCTGCTTAGGAGATAAACTCTTAGCGCCCTTCTTGCAGGCACCCTTACAACCTGGCTTTGAACAGCCACATCCACATGACTTACACATCTACTTGCTCTCTTTCTTCTTGGTTGGCTTCTTCTTAGCCTTAGCAAACTTTTTATTTGCCGCTGCTAAAGTCTTCATTCCGTGCTTATCTTTTGGCTTCATGCATCCGCAGGTAGCACACATTATTTGCTCACCTTCTTCTTAGCAGTTGGCTTTGACTTGGGGATTCTACCTGAACGGTCTGGAACGCAATTAGGAACTTTCTTTCCGTTCTTCATCTTCATGCCTACTTGGGTGTATCCGTCCCAGCATGGGTCAGTCTTCTTTGGCATTAGCAATCCCATTTTCTTAATGCAAGCGCCTTGCGTGTTGGCTTGCCGTTCTTCTCCATAGGACCTTCCATGCCACCCATTCTTGCACAGAATGATTTGCGACGTGCAGCAGACTTGGGAGACTTCTTTGCTTGCTTAGCAGATACTGGTGGCTTTAAATCTGAACCAGGGTTAGCCTTCTCATAAGACTTGCGACCCTTTTCATTAAGGCCGCCCTTAGAGTTCTTACCTTCTTTGCGCTGCCATGCTTCTGACTTAGCCATTCTTCTTATGCCAATCTTTAGTTGCCTTAACTCCTTGAGCAATGGTCTTAGAGCCAGCCTTCTTTGTCAGGTTAATCTTGTCGTA